CGTTTTCCCCTTGTTGTCAGTTACGCGGAGATAATCCCCGGAGAAGGTCGACACACGGCTGTAAGCCACACCTGCCATCGCATAAGCACTGAACCATTCATTCACGCGTACAGATGGCCCCGCCATCATGCTGAACCAGCGGTTACGCACTGAATCTTCATGCCAGCGGGTATCGCTGTAATGCGTTTTTTGCTCATCTTTGGCATTGGCATAACTGAATGACGTCACCAGCCCCAGCGTGTCCGTAAATTCATAACGGTATTTCACGTTAATGCCCTTCAGGTCATCACTGCCTGGCATATCAGTATGGGTCTGAAGATACCCGGCGCTTAGTGTGGACTGATGCTCTGCTGCGCTCGCTGGCGTACCAGCGGCAACCAGCCAGACTACTGCGGACAGAATAACAGCACATAATTTACGCATAATTACCTCTCGCTTTTCTGCAATAAAAAAGGCGTCATTTCTGACGCCCATATTGGGGTTATAAAATTCAGCTGATACTGATGCCTGCGGTGGCTTTCTTCATCACCACAACCAGCAAATCGCTGATACTTGCTGTGGGATACCAGCCATTTACCAGCCATGCCGATACAGAAAATTCCAGTGTCATGACACCACTGCCTGCAGGCATATCAATAACACCCGTATATATCAGCGTATTATCCAGAGCCGTTCGGTTATAAATTTCAGCACCGTTTTTTCGTACTATCAGACGGCATGAGGAGTAGATATCAGTATGATCTTGCTCATGTTTAGCGCCACTGAATGCCACCGCCGGGATAACAATTTGCCGGTCAAACGGCTGATCGTCATAAACCCTGACGGTAATGGTTCCTGATGGCCACCGCTCCGGTGCACGGGAGTCCCGGGGGAAAGCTTTGCCCACCGTTTTAACAATATCGCCTTCAATCTGGTTGGCTGACAGTTTTCCCAGAATCCGGCAGTTCTGATTAATCGTGACATTGTTGAGCGTCCCGGAGTTCGCATTCACGTTACCGCTGATATCGGCATTTTTCGCCGTCAGCCGCCCGTCCGGTGTCAGGGAAAATGCCGGAGGATTACCGCCGCTGGTAATGGTGGGAGCCGTCAGGTATTTCAGGAACACTTCGTTCATGAATATCTGATCGCCCTGACCAACAAACATCGGCTTTGTGTTGCCATTCGCAGGATTAATCATCGCAATCCTGTCTGCCGCCAGCAGCACCTGACTCTGCATGCCGTCAGGGGTGTTTTCAATACCGGCACCAATACCCGCGATATAAAGGCGTCCGTCCTGCATCTGCTGCAGCTTCACAGCCCACATGCTGTTCAGGTTATTATTTGTATCAACCTGAACCTTCTGTATCTGCTGGATCGCTGCACTCTGGTCTTCCAGTTTCTTATTGACGGTCTGCGTGATTTCATTACTGACATCCGTGATGGACGTTCTGATTTCCGCCAGGTCAGGCGCAAGCTGACCGTTATCAATCTGCGTCCACAACTCCTGAGCCAGATGGGTTTTCCCTATCTCTCCTTTGAAAAAATCCAGATAGCCGGATGCATCATCACTCGGCTGGCCAACAGCCTCCACGAATGCCGATTTGCCAACGGTGTTCACACTGCGGATGTAAAAATAATAATCATGGCCCGGCCTGATATTGATACTGGCAGCTATCCAGTACAGCGCCGTGCCAAGATAGCGCGCTGTGGTTTCAACCTGTCTGATATCCGCAATCCGCTTTTCCGAGAACCAGAATTCAAACTGTACCGTCGGGTCATAAACGGCAAGATGCGGCGTGGCGGTTATCTGAAAATACCCCGGTGTCAGCTCAATCCGCGACGGTGCTGCCGGTGCGGCAATCCGGAACGATACCGACGCCGGATCGCCCTGCTGCCCCCAGGCATTTGCCGCCCGGACTGTCAGCCTGTAGTTTCCCAACGCCAGTTGCGTGAAGCGGTATGTGGTTTCCGTCGTCCGGGCCGTGCTGACCAGCCGCTCACTGCCGTCATCCGCTGCCACGGTCAGGCGAAGCATAAAGCTCACGCCCTTCACCACCTTCGGCGTGTCCCAGCGCGCCAGTACCTGATATTCCCCGCTGTCTGCGGTGACTTCGGCAGTCAGGTGCTGCACCGCTGGCGGCGTGACACCATTCACCGTGCCACTCTGGTCGCCGTCAAAGTGCGCCCCGTTATCCACGATGGCCTCTTTTTCCGGCACATGCTGCACGGCGGTGATGGCATACGTGCCGTCGTCGTTCTCACGGATACTCACACAGCGGAACAGGCGCTGGCGCAGCGTCGGCAGCTTCAGCCCCCACACACTGTATTCTGCAACGCCGTCAGGAACCCGGTTCACTTTCACCTTAAGTCCGTCGGTGACGGACTGAACCTCCACGCTGACCGGATTACCACTTCCGTCAACCAGGCTTATCAGCGTGGTACCGGAGGATGGCAGCGTGATTTCACGGTCGAGCGTCAGCGTCCGGGTCTGGCTGTTCACCGCCAGCACGCGACCACCGGTGCTGATACCGACATAGTCATCATCGCAGATTTCAATGACATCGCCCGGTACATGGCGAAGCCCTTCAGCACCCACGCTGAAATCCACGGTCTGCGTCTCCAGCAGTTCCGTTTTAATCAGCCACAGCCCGGCGCGGTGCGCCTGCCCCCGGCTGGTACAGCCAAAGGCATCCATCTTCGTGACATTACGACCGTAACGGGCAATGGCCTGCGTATCTTCAACAAGCTCTGTCGCCGTCTCCCAGCCGTTGTCCGGGTCAATCCAGTTCACCTCAACGGCATTATGGCGGTCCTTCAGGGCGCTGAAGCTGTAGCGGAACGGCGCGCCATCATCCGGCATCACCACATTACTGCGGTTATAGGTCCACACCTTATCCGACGGTCGGTCCTGCACGAACGTCAGCGTCTGCCCGTTCCATACCGGCATACAGCGCATCGCCGAGCAGAAATCACTGAGCACATCCCACGCCTTGCGCTGTGTGGTCAGGTACGCATTACAGGTGATGCGCGGCTCCGTGCCGCCAAAGCCGTCCGGCACTGACTGGTCGCAGTACTGGCCGATGACATACAGCGCCCATTTGTCCACATCCGCCGCACCAAGACGTTTCCCCATGCCGTAGCGTGGATGGGTCAGCATATCCCACAGACACCAGGCCATGTTATTGCTGTATGCTGGCTTAAACGTTCCGTCCCAGATACCGCTGTATTGCCGAGTCTGCGGGTTATAGTTCGACGGCACCTGCAGAATACGCCCGCGCAGATGATAATTACGGCTCACCTGCTGGCTGCCGAACTGCTCCGAATCCACCTGTACGCCGACCAGTGCCGTGTTCGGGTAGCACTGTTTCACATCGATGATTTCGGTGTATGACGACCAGAGCGTTTTGTTCTGCAGCTGGTCTGTGGTGCTGTCCGGCGTCATCCTGCGCATCCGGATATTGAACGGGCGCGGCGGCAGGTTATCCACCACCACCGAGGCCAGATACTGCGAGGTGGTTTTGCCCTTAATGGTGATGTCTTTTTCCGTCACCCAGCCACCATTACGCTGTATCTGAACCAGCAGGCGGACTTCCGACGGATTCCGGTCCCCCTTTGAGGTGGTTTCCACCAGTGCCTGTACACCGAAGGTAAAGCGCAGACGGTCGATGTTTGCCGACGTGATGGTCCGGGTGATCGGCGTGTCATATTTCACTTCCGTACCCAGCACCGTCTCGGAGCCGGAGGATTCAAATCCCTCCGGCGGTGACTGCTCCTGCTCACCGGTCCGGAACACCACCGTGACGCCGGAGATATTGGTATTCCCCTCACTGTCCAGCACCGGCGTACTGTTCAGCAGCACGCTTTTTAATCCATCCACCGGACCTTCAATCGGCCCTTCGCTGATGGCATCGATCACACTCAGCAACTGCGTGGATTTCAGGTTGTCCTTCGCTTCGCGCGGGGTATGCCCCTTACTGCTGCCTTTACCCATTCGTCATGCTCCATAAACGACAAAACCGCCCGCAGGCGGTTTCACATAAAACATTTTGCATCAGCGACCAATCACCACAACCTGACCACCATCCCCTTCGTCTGCCGTGCTGATCTCCTGAGAAACCACCCGCGACCCCACACGCATTTCACCGTACAGAACAGGCAAAACATTGCCCTGAGCAACCATGTTATCCAGTGAGGAAAAATAGGTGTTCTGTTTGCCGTTATCTGTACTGGCTGCCGTGGACGTCCTGGCTTTCGGTGCCAGCATCTGCGCCACACCGCCCAGGATCATACTGGCCCCTGCCGCATACATGCCCGATACAGCCGCGGCACCCAGCCAGCCCACAGGGTTCCACCATGCCACCGCAATCAACGCCGCCCCCAGCACCACCTGAAATACACCGCCACTTTTAGCTCCCGCCAGACGCGGCACGATATGGATCACGGCACCATTTGCCAGCGGCTCATTAAGACGGGCAGATAATTCGGTTTCACCTGCATCACGCCCGGCAATGCGCACCTGATACCAGCCGTCATTCAGTTTCTGACGAAACGCCGGGAGCTGTGTGGCCAGCGCCCGGATGGCTTCGGCCCCCGTTTTCACACGAAGGTCGATGCGGCGGCCAAATCGTTGCAAATCCCCGTAAAGGCAGATGCGTGCCATGCCCGGTGACGCCAGAGGGAGTGTGTGCGTCGCTGCCATTTGTCGGTATACCTCTCTCGTTTGCTCAGTTGTTCAGGAATATGGTGCAGCAGCTCGCCGTCACCACAGTAAATGGCGGCATGATTCGGCACCGATGAACCAAAACAGCACAGCAGCACATCGCCCGGCTGCGCCGCTGACAACGGCACCTGATACAGCCCTGTGGCCTCCAGATTATCCAGATAGAGATTCTGACCGTGACGCCACCAGTCATCCCCGCGATGAAAATCCGGCATCTCAATCCCCGCCAGATGATAAGCATCCCGGAACAGCGTGTAACAGTCCGTCACCCCGTGCTCAAAGCGCCGCCCGGTAAGATGCGGCACACAGCGGAATTTATGAATCTCACCCCGGCAGACCAGCCACCACAGCAAATCACTCTGCACCTGCAGCCGCCGGTCGGCCTCACTCAGCCAGGGCAGACCACCGGGGTGGCTGTGGACCAGCGCCACAATCTCACCCTGCATCTCTGCCCGCAGCCAGTCCTCCGGCGACATCCGGAAATACGCCTCCGGCTCACCGGAGATATTCACGCAGGGAAAATATCTTTCCCCCTCCGGCGTTCTCACCACGAAGCCGCACGACTCCGCTGGCGCACATCGCCGGGCGTGCGCCAGAATCGCTGATTCTGTCTGTGTCATGGGATTACTGCGAAAGTTTGTTAATGGAAAGGAAGCCGCCAAAGTTGCCGACGTTATTGCGAAACTTACAACCACTCAGGCATTTGCTGCATTTATCCTTCGTGATATCGGACGTCGGCTGGTCATATTCATCCGCGACAGCCGGACCGTGATAACCGCACTCATCACCGCGATAGGTCCAGGTGCAGGTATTAGCCAGCATGATGCGCCCCGGAAAAACAGCACCGTCCGTTTCCGTCGGCGTGGACAGTACAAAAGAGGCACTGACCGCGCTCAGTTCGCTGCACTGCTCGATGCGCCAGCGGCTGATCACCTCCTGCTCCGGATCGGCGTCACTGTTTCCGTTGACGAAGTTCACCGCATCCAGAAAACGGGCGTAAACCTTACGCCTGACCACCGTTCCGCCGACCAGACTCTGCAGGTCTTCCGCCATCCCGGTGACCATTCCGTGCAGGTTAGAAACCGTCAGTGTCGGACGGGCAGCACTGCCCTTGCCGTTCAGTTCAAATCCCGTCCCCTGAATGGGGTATGCCTGATACTGCCGCCCCTGCCAGGTAACCGGCTCACCTTTTTCGTTCTGCTCATTACAGAAAAAATAACGTTCACCACCGACCTCTGTCAGATCGATTTCCCAGAGCACCGCCTGGGCTGACTGAGTGAGGCGTGTCGTCTCATGATGTGTTTCCTGTGGAATATCCTGCATCAGAGCCTCCTATGCCACGACCTGTTCAAAATCTGCCGTTATGGTTACCCACAACGCCCCCACGCTTGCCGACCATTTACGACAAACCACCCTGATCGGCTTCCAGTCATAAGGTGGCGTCCACTGAAATGCGCGGACGCCACCGTGCCGTTCCAGAAAGGATTTTAAAGATGGGTGTTCACATTTACGAACACGTATCGTCACGCTGTAAGTCGACAACTGGTTATTCAGTCCCGCCGCACGACGCTGTTCATAACCATCGCCCAGCTTCACTGTCACCACTTTCGGCTCTGATACCACATTCATATCCGGGCGCACTTTCCAGTGAAACGTCTCCATTACCGATATGCTCCACTTAACCGACCACCATCACGGGCCTGCTGTTGCATAAAGTCCGCTGCCGCTTTTTTCCCAAGGTCATAAACCACCTTCAGGGCAGCAGGACCTATCTGCCCGTTCGTGCCATCGTTATTGATCTCGATGTTGTACTGCGGGGCAAACATCGCCATACCTGAACCACCAATATCCGCCACAACCCCCAGCTTACCGTCAGCACCACGACGCAGTGGCAGAATGGCTTCAGGTCCAGCTTCCCCCATCACACCCGCGCCTTTTGCAAAAGCAAAAAACGTCGGACGGTTAACCACCGTGCCACTGTAGCGACTCAAATCAGCCGACTGATAAACACCGCCATCAGCATTGGCTACAAAATCAAAAGGCAGCGCGGAAGCAATGCCTTTTACCGCTTTCATTAAAGCTATCTGAGCCATGATTCTGGACATATCTGACAGCACAGAAGAGGTGAAGGATTTGAAATTGAGTTTGCCTGTAGTACAGAATGTCGCCAGCCAGTCACTCATGCTACTGAACGCAGACGTGAACAACTGTTCCACTGTCCCGGCTGTGTTATCCGCATTCTCAGTGACATTCTGGAGTGCACGCAGGACTCCGTTTTTCCAATTACCCTGAGCAATTTCAAGCCGTTGCCAGTAACGGCGATTCTCATTCAGTTGTCGGTTCAGACTCTCCGTCAGCGCCTGCTCGGCCTTTCTGTAGTCATCCGTGTTATATGTCCCTTTCTGCTCACTATCCCGCCTCAACTGCTCCAGCTGTTGCTGGTATTTCTGGCGAAGACTCAGTTGTACCTGATATCGCTGCCGCTGCTGATCACCCATACCCACCGTGGCGATATCCAGGTCATGTTGCTGACGCTGAGCGCGCTCTTCTTCAGCCAGTTGACTGGTCAGCTGAATTGTTTTTTTCTTCAGATCGTTGAGTGCCGTCTGTTTCTGAAGCTCCTGCTGTTTTACATCCAGCAGCGTCAGTGCCTGAATCAGTTCATCTTTACGGGCCAGCACACTCTTTTCATCTGCCGTCAGTTTTTTCCCGTCCAGATCGCTGATGCGCTGCTGCAGAGCCAGAAGCTGTTTATGCGCTTCTGTCATCTTTTCAGTGGCAATGCCTGCTGACTGTCTTGCAGCAGCAATCTGTCCTTCCACCTGTGCCTGTTGCTGACTGTACTGCAGCAATAACCGGGTGGCCTCATCATTACGGGTTTCGCGTGTTTTTTTCTTACCGGATGCCAGGGCTTTCTCGTAACGTTCATTTTCACGTTGTATCGCCGCATCCCTGACAGCCTGATCGGCGTACTGCATGGCATTAATACGCGCAATTTCACGCTGATGTCGTGCAGCTTCCGTTTCATTCATCCGGTTCAGTGCAGCATTTTCAGCATTACGGCGTTTCTGTTGCTCCTGATAATTCCGCTCTGCCTGCTCTTTTGCATCCTGCAAATCCTTCTGGCGTTTTTTCTCCTGAAGATCGTTAAGACGCTGCTGATCGTATTCAACCTGAGAAGATGATGCCGTCCAGGGGAGTCTTTTCGCCCGCGACACTTTCTCCTGCAAAGTGGCAATCTGCGCATCCAGCGAATCTTCACGACCAATATTCATGGCCGCATCCCAGAACTGCTTCCACCAGTCAGACAAAGTTTGCAGCGTACTGCCCAGCGCATTGAGGTTATTATCAATATCCGCAGTACGCCGACCGGTTTCCTCTGCCAGTGCAGACATGGCTATCCGTGCCGCATCACTGGACCGCCCCTGCTCTCCAAGGACGCGTATCTGCTCAAGCTGAGTGGCAGTAAGAAAATGCAGCTCATTGTCCAGAGACTTCGCGGCATTTACAGGATCATCCTTCAGCCGCTTAAACTGATTTATGGTATCGCTGACCGACTGGCCAACCGATCGCTCCATCTGTGCGGCAGCTCTCGCCACCATACCGATATCGTTTCCACGAAATGCACCACTCCCCACCACCTGAGCCAGCGCACCGGCTGCAGCATGTTGCGTGATACCATTCCCGGAAATAGCACGACTGAGCGTCCACAGCTGCCCGGCAGTGACTCCGGCATAATGCCCCGTCAGCGACAGCTGGCGGTTAAATTCTTCCCCCTCCTTCTGACCGTCATACCAGGCTTTACCCAGGCCATAGACAGCCGCGGCAATACCGCCAATAACCCCGCCAAGCATCATGCCTTTCGGTGACATCAATGTGTCTATCCACCCGGCACGGTTAGCCAGCGTTATTCCGGATCCCCTCAGCGCACCTAAATTTCCGCGGGCCAGTTCACCTATCAGAACGCCTATCTCCTGACGGGCCGCTGCACTTTTCAGCCCCAGCGAATGCGTGGCTTTTCCTGCCTGCTCCATTTTGCGGATATACACTTCTGCAGCACTGCTTACCCCCAGCTGGGCAGCCTTGGCACGAAGCAACTCAGAAGAAGAAAGATTCTGGCGGGTTGCCTGCTCTTTAAGCTGACGGATAAACGCCACTTTCTGTCGGGTAGCCTCTTCCTCAGCCTGTGTAAGAACACGGGTTTTCGCCGTAACCTCAGAAATCAGCGCCAGATAATCCTGCTGACCAATCCCGCCACTGTTTCTGGCCTGTCGGATCTGCTGCTGAATACGCTGTAATTCCTGCAGACCCGCACTGGCCTGTTTCACACTGTCAATCTGACGATAAAACGCAGCAGCCGCTTTATCCTGAGCCTCCGCTAGAGCCATGGCCTGCGCCTGTTCCTCGCGCATTTTCTGGCTCAGCGCCTCCATACGCTGGCGGGTTTTCTCCACCTCGCGGGCCATGCGTTCATGAGCCTGTGCGTTCTTCTCCACCGTCTGCGCATGGACGGATGCGGCTGTTGCAGCCGAAGACGCCGCCTGCGTTGTCTGCCGGGCGGCCTGAGTCTGACGCTCCATAAAACGCTGCATACGGGCAGAAGACCGTTCTGCATCGCTGGCTGCACCATTCAGAAGGTTTTTGATACGGGGGATTTCATTTTTAAACTCTGCCGCATCAATCCCCAAATCAATGACCAGGTTGGCTATCTGGTCCATAACGCACACCTCCGGAAATACCTTCCCCAAGATGCATCAGTTCTTCGTCCGTTCGCTCCGGTATCCCGTTCTCTTCCGGTAAAAGGCTGAAATCAGCCACCGCAGCATCACTGCTGCCGGACACCATTCTCACGATCAATGCCTTCAGCGAGGCAAACTGCGCATCCATCCACACATCACTGAAGCTCTGCATCCGGAAATAATCGCCCCACTCACCAAGCTCAGTGGCCGACATTTCCGACAGCATCCGCCGCCAGTCTGCCCGCCGGAACTCCCGGGCAAGCCGCATGACAAACTGCATTTCCCGCGTCAGGACTTTTCCGGCGTCAGCGCCTCATGCTCATCATCCCCGGCATTATCAATGGCCCCCATACCGCTCAGCGACAGAACCATCTCCGCCCCCGCACCCAGGGCATCATACGACCATGTTGTAATAACGGATGCGCAAAGCGTCTCTACATCCTTAGACTGATCCGCATTCCACAGTGAGCGGGAAACCAGCCAGGCATTGATATCCATCCCCATCCGCAGAAAAGCAATCTGTCGTTCAGCCTCCGGCAGTTCTCCCTCACCGGCATCAAACTTTGCCGTTCGCTGCTGAACAAACGCCAGATATTCAATTCTCTGCAACCCGGACAGCTCACTGAGCACCACGGACTGTTTTTCATAATTAAACGTGCCCTGTTTCAGAAACATCATGTTCTCCACCTGCAAAAAAGCCCCGGATAACCGGGGCAAATGATGAGTATCGTCCTGTTAACCTGCGGCGCTGACAGTCACCGCAGCCACAGCCACAAAATTCCCGTCAGCGGTCATGCCCACAATGCTGACACTGCCCTGCTTCACGCCTTTCACCGTGGCCACAAGCCCGTTCAGGGTCACCGTGGCAGTCTGTGGATCTGACGAATGCACACTGATCGCTTTGTCACTGGCTCCGTCAGGTTTTACTGTAAAGGTCAGCGTGGTGGTTGCTCCCACTTTTACACTGGCAGATGCCGGTGCCACCGTCAGCCCGGTAACGCTCACTGTTTCAGTGCCTTCCTCTGCCAGATACGGACGCCCCACACCGCTGATTTTCACAGTGCGGGTCATCACGTCTTTTGAGGCAATGGTTTTACCCAGTGAACTCAGCCAGCCACGGAAAACATCAACAGTACCGTTGGGATATTTGATACGAAACGCGCAGACTTCACCGGAGTCGAACAACTGAACCAGTTTTTTCTGCCCGCTGTCACCCGGACGCCAGGCCAGCGTCGCCGAAGTATCACCGACTGATTTCTGCCCCTGGGTTGTCGTTTTCCAGTCTGCATCTTCATCATCGAGATAAGTATCATCTTCTGCATCAGCGGTCATTTCGCCAGGTTGCAGATCCTTCACCATCGCAAGACGCAGCCAGTCAGTGTCCGACAAAGGGTTCGCAAATGCGTCGCCGTTGCCGGTATACATCCAGAACGTCGTCCCCGCACCTTTCGTCTTTGCCAGTGGATTTGGTGTGGTCATTGCCACCTCCTTAATTCGTGTACGTGATCTGGTACGTGATTTCCGCCATCGCCCAGGTGGCCATCTCATTATCACGTTGATAGTTAAAACCGAGTGGGATCAGGGTGTCGATGAGTCCGGAAAGTGCCGGTACATCATTCAGGGCCGGGAAAATGGTGCTCTCCATCCACATATCCAGCTCTGAATCCGGTGCCTGTGCCCGGATGAAGACAGCAATATGCAGAACAGCCTGCCAGTCATCTTCATCCGTCATTTTTCCGGTGTACTGAGCATCACTCAGCCACACCGCCACGGCAGGCAGTTCCTGCGCATCAACAAATGCCGGAAGCCCGTCAAAAAACGTGGCGCTGTCTCCACACTGTTCCCGAAGGCGTGCCAGTACGACCTGGCGGATTTGTGTATGTCGGTTCATCGGGTCAGCCATAACCTCAGTTGTTGTTTCAGTGCATACCCCAGCTGTTTCGGCATTTCCGCAGCAATGATGCGGTCGCGGGCATCTTCAAATGCCTGTGTCAGCGGTCCGGACAGCGGGATTTTCACCACATCAATGGGGTAACGATTTTTGCCATCAATACGCCGCATCACATGCCAGCGACCATTCGCCAGTTGCTGAATAAACGCATCCCGGAAAAGATATTTACCCACCTTCAGCACACTGCCACGGTACTGCAGTTTTCCACCACGCCGGGCCAGTCTGACCCGGGCTGTCCCCAGCTTAATGGCGGGCAGATTGCCCCGGTTAACGCGGATCCTGGCCGTCATTTTTCCTGACGGACTGGCTTTAAACACCCGGACACGCTGACGTACCAGTTTCAGGGGGATCCCTTTCACCTGGTTATCTCCCGCAACGGTATTCCCGGCAACCTGCCGGGTGGCAACCGAGACCGCTTTCTGTGCCACACGGTTTATCGCCCATGCGCTGGCCTGTGGCACCATACGGGTATCAAGGCTGTTCAGATTGCGGATGGCATTCTCAAGCCCCTTCATCCCACACCTCTTTACTCAATAAAGATCATTGGCTTACCGTTAAAGCGTTCATGCCGTGTGACCGTCCATTGTTGTCCGTCATAAACAACGCGATCCCCGCGCCGTGGGCGGTATCCCGAAGAAAACACCACCAGAGAGACCGCAGGTCCGGACAGAGCATTCAGCTCTGCCAGTGTTTCTCCCAGGATCACAGCCATATCGACATCATTAATCGAGGCTGTCTTTCCCATCTTTCTGACCGTGATCGCATCCATACGCGCTGCCAACCGGGAAAAGGGATCAGACATTGAGTTTTACCGGCACTTCTTCTGCACTGGTTCCGGCATCTGCCCAGACAACCCCGACCAGCGGATCAGAGCCGCTGTTAGTCAGCTGAACTTTTCCGGACTTCAGATAAACCTTCTTACCCGTTTTCATGTCATCCGTTTTCAGCTTAGGCAGCATAAACACACCTTCGGTCATGCCGTCGCCTGTTTCACCCTGTGGAATATCGGTCAGCGCCACCGCAAAAACATCGCCCACCTGCACCAGATCTCCGCTGCTGATGGCTGCACTGGCAACAATCGCCACCGTTTTTCCTTCTTCTACAAAATTCTTTGCCATAACTGTCTCCGCACAGCCCCGTTCAGGGGCTGATTTCAGGTACAAAAAAAGCCCTTACGGGCCATCAGAGTTGTTGTCTGCGACGTTTACGCCGTACATTTCACCAGACCGCGGTGATCAACTGGCGCGACACCGGCGTCAATACGCACTTTCGTTGTCACGCCATCCACACTGAAGCCCTCCATCTGATCAATATATGGCGTATCCACACCGTTGAGATAAGCCACTTCAATCGTATCGGAGCCTTTGGACGCAGCCAGGTAGAAAGTGGTCTGGCTGTTATCATCAAGACGAGGCTCTGCAATAACGGTCGCAAAATCTTTCACCGGGTTAATAATACCGGCGTTAATGTCAGCCCCCTTGACACTTGAGGAGCGAATGACCTGGTTAGCAACAGACTCCATCGCCGTCGGTACCAGTACGAACGCAGGACGAATATTCAGATGACGCTCCCCCTCTTTCTGAACGCGCATCAACTGGCGGGCTTTATCCAGCGATGCCACGTCCATTGCAGCGCTCTCCAGTACGTTTGCATGTTTCGCTTTATCGAACAGACTTACATTATCTGTGGAGATTTTCGGGTTAGACGTCAGAATGGCATAAACCAGATCGGCAATAGTGGATTTCGCCGCACGGCCCAGTTTCATCGGGACATCGGTCAGCATATTCAGATCATCATTGATAATGGCCTGACGGGTGATACTGAACAGCTCGCCATAGGTCGCCAGTGCAATAGTGGCCTGTTTATCTCCGGTGGTGACGTATTTATATTCCGCCCCTTCACGCACCTTACGCAGAGCACTGAAGCCCCCCATACCCACACGATGGGCAATTTTAAAATCAGACAACTGACCTTTCCGCGTCCACTGTTCATAGGTTTCAGGGGCATCTTCCCAGCCCTGCAGAATGGCTTTGTTCGCAACATCCAGCAGAATATTACCGAAGTCAGACGTACTGTGTGTGAACGCCGCACCGACCATCTGCATCGGGTTATAACTGGAAACACCAATACCCCGTTCAGTCAGTGACATACGGGCATATTCACGCAGAGTCATCCCGTTGTAGACATTATCACGTTCGGTTTTTTCAAATCCGGCACGCGCCATCAGCGCCTGGCGGATCCCGTCCCCCACAAAATTACCGTTACCGGCATAAATATGAGCCGGGGTATTTTTATTGGATGGCGTGGACTCGCGCCCCATCTCGTTCAACAGCTTTTCGCGGGCCTGCTCCAGCGAACATTCAGGATCGGCAAGGCACTGAGCCTGCAGCGTCTGATAACGCCCGCCAAACATGGCAAACAGATCATTAATACCGTTTACACGCGCTTTTTGCTCTGCCAGTACCTGCGCACGGATACTGTTTTCATCCAGCACGGGTGCTGCTGCCTGCACTGGCGTCCGGGAGGCTGCAGGTTCATTATCCTGTACGCGTGGAGCACTGTTACGTGGCGGAGTAATCATGTTTCGAATGGATTCCGGCATCTTTTTAAATTCCTCTGTACGTTTTGACTGAATACATGCCATTGCCTTAACGGCTGGCGTCACCTGATCAGCAAATCCCTGTGCCAGACATTCGGCACCGGACATCCAGGTCTCATCCGCCAGCATGGCAGCAATTTCATCGGTGGTTTTCCCGGTTTTCTGTGCATAAGCGGGTAACAGAACCGCCTCAACTTTATCGAGCAGGTCGGCATAGGTGCGCATGTCCTCCGCATCACCGCCCGTAAAGCCAAATGGTTTATGAATCATCATGAAGGTGTTTTCCGGCATAATGACCGGGTTTCCCACCATCGCAATGACCGACGCCATTGACGCCGCCACACCGTCGACATAAACGGTAATGGACGCACCATGTGTTTTCAGCGCATTAAAAATGGCGATGCCTTCAAAGACATCGCCACCCGGTGAATTGATATGGAGATTAATGTGGGTGATATCGCCCAGTGCATTCAGATCACTGATAAACTGCTTCGCTGTAACACCCCAGAAACCAATCTCGTCATAAATATAAATATCCGCGTCACTCTGGTGACCAGCCTGCATCCTGAACCAGGAATTATTCTTCGGACTGGTCGTCGGTGTGCTGCGGCTCCTGTCGTTTCGTTGCGGCACTGCTGCCTCCTTTATCACTGGCCGGATCGGTATCAAATACCAGATCCAGCTTGCGGTTTTCATCAATTTCTGCCTTGCGCCGACGTTTGACATCATCCGGATTACGACCACCTGCACGTACCCAGTCTGATTCTGTCGCCGCTCCACCACGAATCTGAATTTTCCAGGCCTCAGCCTCCTTAACAGGGTCAATCCACGGCATCACCGGTCCGGAATACACCGCGGTATACAGTGAAGAACGGTCAAGATCGCGGGGTAGCCTGATAACACCGGATGCCACAGCCTGTTTCAGCCAGGCACGATACATCGGGCGGGTGACGGCACCAATAAACCAGTCCTGCAGGATCAGGTAGCCATCAGTGGATTCAACCAGCTCCTGACGCTGGGCGCTGTAAGTGCCGTTATAGTTGCGCGCTGTACTGGAAAAACTCAGACGACTGCCCGCCGCCACGGCACGCAACTGACCATTACGAAAAGTTTCAAGGTTAGGATTGGGGCGATCCGACTTCACCATTCCGATTTCTTCGCCGGGTTTCAGATCGTCGTAAATAATGCCTGGCTGAATGGTAAGCTCGCGTTCATTCTCCTTGCTGTCATTACCATCCGTTTCATAGCTCTGTCCGTCGCCTTTGCGGATGTACATCCCCAGAGCAGCAGCGATCCTTGCTGCAGTCAGCTCAGAATCTTCATATTCTTTCAGGGCACTGAGGCGGATCAGCACACCGGACAATAAAGACGTCCCGCGCATCTGGTGCAGACGGCGAACAAATTTAAGATGCAGCATTCGCTCTGCATCCACTTCTTTGGTTTCCATCTGCCGTCCGGATACAGGACGACTTTTATACACCAGATATTTTTCGGGACGCCCCCAGTCATCAACAAACACGCCCTGATTCAGCCTGTTGCTCTCATCACTGGTCATGGGAATAAAGTCTGGCTCGAGTGCCTCCAGCCAGAAATGAACACCGGCAGAAGGCGTCAGGCTGTTTATGCGCCCGGAAACCATCTGGGCAAACACCTCACCATCGCGCAGCCAGGTACGCAGCATCAGACGTTCCAGCATCGGACGGGTAAACTGCCCGGTAACTTCCGGACTGACAGACCATTCACTCCATCGGGTGCGTATCTCCGCTGCCAGATCACGGGCAATGGCCCCATTGCGTAATACCGGATGTGGCTCGACAATAATCCCGTTTTTCCCCACCACCCGTTCTTCCAGCTTGTCAAATACACCAATGACCAGATCGTGGTTGTTATCAAGGTAACGGGCCTGCTCACGTAACGACACGGCCCCGTAGAGGCTTAACTGGTCGGCAGTTCGGTTTTCCCGCCGGGCTTTGTGTGTCCGCGTCGTTTTTACGGCCTCATAAGCCTGGATCACCGCCCGGGAACGCAGCCTTGCCGCTTTCCATCCTGGTGAAAAAACGCCAATCACATCATCAAGAATTGCCATCAGAACCTCGCCAGCCGGTACCCGGGATGCCCCCGTCGTCGTGTAATCAGAGCCGCAAGGCGGCGCTCCCACTCCTGCCGTCCCTGCCGGATCTCAGATAAGTTTTCCATGGTCATCTGCTGACCATTAAAGGTGACGGATTTTCCGTCCAGCACCGCCATTTCAGCTTCCGTATAACGCTGAATCATGGCTTCGATATCATTCTGGTTCATAACCATCCTCCGGAAGTCAGCCAGGGGTTAACATCGTCAGTTACTGTTTTCTTCCGTTTTTGTTTTTTAACAGGCGTGGATACCGGTTCCGGTGAGGGTGACGGTTCGGTACTGTCCGGGACACACTCCAGCCAGGTTTCCCGGCTCGCCCACTCCGGTGCATCCGGCCAGCGGATCTTTTCGTATCCATGCAGAATGACCAGAGCCTCGGCATACACCATCAGGTCAAAAGCTTCGTTGGCACCGCGACCCGGCTTACTCCATTTCCCGTCACTGCTCCGCTCTTCATACGTCAGTTCGTCGTAAAACCAGCTCCCCAGCCAGTCAGGGAAATGCACATAGCCGGGACCTGGCGAGTCACGCCATAACGCGTTATTCACCCGGTCTTTCAGTGCATCCGTCTGAAGAAGCCAGAGCGGCACATCACCTGCGGCCTGCGCCCGTCGGCCCGTTCGTCCGGTGTTATCAGGGAATGTACGGGTGATCAGTTTTGCGCGCCGGATGCTGTCGCCCTTAAACAGGTAAATACGTTTACCAAGGCCATCACGACGGCAACGACGCCAGAATTTATAGGCATTATCAGTGACCCCGTCTTCACCGCCGGAGTCCACCGCCATTGCCATCAGTCGCATTTGTTGAGAAGGATCGGAGGCCAGCGGCCAGCTTTTATGAAAAACATCCGTCAGCAGGACATCCCAGTCTTCCGGATAGCTGGCCGGATCAATTCGCTGGCTCTCCCCGTCGCAGTCACTGCGCAATGACTGCGTGATATTGTAACGATCAATAATCCAGCGTTCGCCACGACTGCCATAGCCAGTTACCTGAACCACAAAACGGCGATGACGTCCCGCCTGCACATCCACTGTCGCCACAAGGAAATTAACGCCATCCGGCACACTGCAGGAAGGAACTGGCTCTGCCCGCTGCTCAAGCAGTTCACTTTTTCGTTGCTCCATGCTGGCACGAGGAAGATAAGGCAATCCCCAGTCGGTGTTGATAACCGCCCTGAGTGTTTCTTCGCTTCCTGTCGCTTCATACTCCTGTTCTGCAGTCAGTAATTTGTAAACCAGTTGCGCCCAGGTCTGATACGCAGCAGCTGGCCCTTCCATCCAGAAACTGGCGATACGGGAGCGGCGCGGTTCACCGGAAACGTTGCCGTTACGATCAATGACCTGACCTTCACGCAACCAGACTCCTGCACTATTGAGCTCACGCTTTTTCTCCGCAGTGATAATGCCGCTGCAGTGCGGGCAAAGTAGATACGCCGCCTCACTGGCTTTAAAGGGATCCGGTTCATTACGGTAGCCGGTCATGGCATCCATAGCTGGCTGAAAATATTCACCGCAGTGCGGACATGGCCAGTACCAGCGGCGGCGGTCACCACGATTGTAAAGGGAAAGAATACCAGTCGTCGGTGGCGCTTCATGAGGCGACTTACGTCGCCATTTGCTGTCGCAGATGTCACGTCCCGGCGAGCTCTCCACCAGAGTCATCCCGGCGGACATAAATGTGGTGGTACGTTTTGAGGCCAGGGAGAAACCATCACCCTCGCTGTCGATATTCTCCGGAAAACGGTCGTAATCGGTTAAGGCGACAAACCGGTAATCCGACGACGACATAATGTTGACCGAGGGCCAACCAATTTTAAGGAACGAGCCATCCCTGAACGTCTTATCATGGACATTATTGTCGTTACGACGTGGACTCATTCTTTTCTTTACCGCCGCACTGCTTCTGAACGTTCTGTCGAGGCGCTTTTTAGAATGCTCGCGGGCCTTATCTTCGGTCATCTGCACAACGAGCATGTCCGAAGGATCGCAAACGATGGTATAGACAATCCATCCATCGATCAGACCAATGGTCTTCCCTGTTCGCGCAGGACCAACAAAAATCACCGCATCGTATTCACGCGATGCCAGGCAGTTCATGGGCTCAATGATGTAGGGTGTCAGTTCAGGATCCCATGGCACCGAGTTACCAGCCCCCTTGGGAACACGCATGAATTTTTTAACAGCCTCCGAAATCGGCATGCGACGTGGTGGGGAAAATCCTGCCGATATGTCCCTTCCCAAATTTCGGGCTGATGAAAAACCCATTATTCCTCCTAGAGACTCTCTCCTTCCTCATCAGGAATTAATTCAGCAGCACAAGCCTCGTAGGATTTTTCCTGAAGAGTGTATCGCAGGTCATCAATGGCCTGCTGTACAACGCCGACGGCCTGAGGAGTCAGAGCGCAATCGCGTTCAAGAACATCCGGAATTGTCTCCAGAACCTGGACGACAGCCTTTCTCATGGACGAATAGACGATGACTACTTCATCAACTGGGATGAGTTTTCGCTGCTCCTTTTCCAGCTTGATCCTTTCATTTTCAGACTGGTACCAGTCCTTTCTCTCTTTCGGCTCCATACGGGATGGATCATGAACAGAGTCTGCTGCCTCATGCTTCACACTAAACAGGGCGGGCCCGACATGCTGCAGGGCGTAAACGGGGTTCCCCCTGACAGTCGCAGCCACAGGAGTGTTGGCCGCGAGGAGCCGTTTTTTTACTGTGTCCCGGTGAAGCCCAAAGGCCTCGGCGATTTTAAAAACACTCCAGTAATAAGCATCACCGATCCCGCTCACATTTGACATAAGCAACTCCATCTGGCAGGTGAAAATCAGGTTTATTTATATATTTCAATTAATTGCAAACTGGTCTAATGACAGGAAGAAAAAAATATTGTACAGGTGAAAAGGGAAATAACTTTTAATTATCAATAAATTACCAAACATGCTGCCGCCGCCATGGAAATGCAAAAACTAGCCTTTTTCCGCGACGCTCCCGCCCCGTGGCAGGGCCCCCCACAGGGAGGACCCGACAGCCTGACAACCGTGACGAGCATCTGAAACAGAGCTTTACATAATGGCGTGGGGATAATTCAGAAGGACATCACAGCATGCCCACACAAATTAGTGTGAGTGTCCTGTTTCTTCCACCCCCGCACAGGACTGGCGAGCATGAGGGACAACCCCGCGAACCATAACCGCGCTGATGACAGGACTGGCCCGGCTTGTATTGCTTCCAGCCTTCGCTTTTGTGGCTTTTGCAATAGCCTGACGGATCTGTGGTGGTATTGCGGTAGCCGCGAACACGGCAGGTTTTTGGGGTTCGTGGGGGCATATGTACTCCAATGAAGAAGCCACCAACATAGCCTCCTCCATTCATCGTGAAACTATTTTCATCTACCCAGTAATGAATTCTTTGAAGAGTTGTGATCAATACAACTCGCTAATGGAGAGGCTTGTCTCACACGTGAGACAAGCTTCCTGTTTGATTTACTGGACAGTATAGGAGGACAGAATGCCTTCCTCACTCGAATAACATCAATTAAGGAGGTTCAACATGTTTCATTCCACAAGTCATCAGGCTGTAATTATGGCAGCATCAGTTTGTGCCACAGACCTTTTCCGCTTCACTTTGAGCCTGATTCATTTCTACCTGACCGGCTCGCCTCTATCTTTCTAATCCCCGATTAATCCAAATTTCACTGCCATAATGCCGACATTCTCTGCCATTGTTGGCTCCGTTTATCCGTTAAAAGGGATATCAGTTAAGTTATCCCGTGCAGGGTATAAGCCATTATCAAAGCCACTCTGTAGGGAGTGGCTTTTGTAATGGCAATAAAAAGCCCCGCGAATGCGAGGCTAAATCCTGGTATTTGTAATGACTGGCTCTTATCTCAACGCAGCCCCTTACCGCGCGCAAGATGCTCAATATCAAGCATCAGCAATGAGATGTTTAATCTGGATTCACTCCAGAAGTGATCACCATCCTGTCTACAGAGCCAGATGTGAAGGATGATGAGTAAAATTATCGCTATCATCGAAGGCATTGCGTCCTGATGTATTCCTGAAGCGTTCTCAGTGCTGTTTGGTCGCGGATAATTCCGTCCCGGATACCGAGAACGTTTCGTCCAGCAACTGGAGAGAGTTCGACGGTGGCATCATTGCCCATGCCGGAGGCGCTGGAGGTTTCGGCTGAGGATGGCACAGGGCATTTTCCTTTGACGAACACCCGACCACCATTATCAAGCTTGCGCCGAAGAGCATCATTTTTAGCTTTCGCATCAGCTAACTCCTTCGTGTATTTAGCATCGAGTGCATCAGCAGCACGCTGGCGCTGCTGCATGTCAGTAATGGTGGCGGTCGCCTGCTTCAGCTCACTGACTTTTTTATCACGCTGTTCTTTATAGGCGATGGCGTTATCACGGTAATGATTGACCGCCCACGACAGGCAGACGATGATGCAGATAACCAGAGCATAAATAATCGCGGCGACTCTGCTCACTGATCTATCCCCCAACAGGCTAATGCGCTTTCCTGGTCACGACGAATAACTTGCCCATAGCAGTTATTTGAACGTATGCGGCAATCGCGCCCACCATCTTTTATCCACCAACGAATCGCCTCACATGCACCCTTACGATCACCGGCATTCAGCCGCTTATAAAACGTCGACGGGAAACACTTACCAGGGCCAATGTTATAGGGACAGAATGACGCGATACCGGCTTTCTGTGGCTCGGTCAGTGGAACTTTTATATTGCGCTCCACCCATGCCAGCGCCTTATCCCGCTCAATGGCGTTAACCTGGGCGCATTTTTCCTTCGACAGTTTCATTCCCGGAATAACAGGTTTACCGTCCACCATCGTTGCTCCCCGACAGATGGTCCATATGCCGGAGCCATCGCGGTATGCAGTGGTGTGATTCCCCTCTTTTTCATCCAGAAACTGATCGAGAATGTCAGGGGCAGGAGCACTGGCGGCAATCAGTGCCAGAACAGCAGCCGACAGGCTGTATCTGATTTTTACGTTCATGGATATTTATCAGGATTTATCGGCTTCAAATCCCCGGATATGTTAAATCTTACCTCACCAGTGATGGGCACTGGCGGGAGGAGGATGTCAATCTGATAAACACAGAGGTGACTATGGATTACACAAATCTACCAAAACAAACTTTTGCTGATTTAATCGCACTCAGGCAAGCAGTCGTAGCTCTAATCAACTTGTTGCCGGAGAAGGAAAAGGAATTAGTTAAAGCGCTTCTTAACAGAACTGCCGCCGATTTTTCATCATATCCACTGACAGATGACCTTGCGGACCTTCCTGAATTAATTGCAGCGTCCGCCATTAAGCTTACTGAAGAGATTTACCCTCCTCAAAAATCTTCACAAAATTCCTGCGAGTAACTTCAATGCAATAATCGTAAAACGCCGCAAACTGCTCATCGCGGCGTTTTTTTTCATCTTCAGAAGGGATCAGCACCGACAATTTTTTATTCAGATCAGCGACGCTGCCCTCCAGTTTTTCAATGGGCGATTCAATATCATCTTTTTCTGACCGCAATGCCGTCGGTGGCGTCTTCAGAGAACCAGTAATTCTTCCCGGTAGCTTTCCTTTGTAGGTTATCCATACATTCTGCGCCTCTAAAATTACGGGGCGCTTTTCCGGCGACTGCTCATCCCCTTCACATAACCCGGCAGCAACATCCAGGAAGACCTGTCTGATGCTCATTCTGGCTGCTGCCTCATAAAACTCCAGCGCGGCACCTTCAACACGGTCCAGCGAGATGTCCAGGTCAAAAATTTCACCGTCAAAGCGTTTTTTGTCCCGTAACGCTAAAGTTACCGTAACTTTATTCTCAAAATTGCGGATCCCTTTCACAATCAGTTCATAGTTTTGAGTCATTGAATTACTCTCCCCGTGCAGCCTTACGCTTGTCTTCTCTGATTTTGAAGTACAGATTTGTCAGATAAGTCAGGAAGCCCAGAACCAGACTCCCCAGTACACCAATCGCAGCCCACTGTGACGGACTGACCTGATCAAGCCACTGTAAAAACCAGTAGCCAGCACTGCCTGCGGAGGTGCCATAGGCGACACCCGTTGTTAACTTATCCATGGATTTCATAACCCCACCTCGCAGATGCGGGTGCTGTGTAATGGAAATAAAAAGGCCACCTGACGTGGCCACCAGATTATTTCCCCACCAGCTCGTTTATCTCTTTCACTGTCTGGTTAAACCGCTCTGACTCAAGCTCAACACCTAAGGCCCGACGCCCCAGCGCCATTGCTGCTTTTATTGTGGAACCGGATCCCATAAAAAAATCAGCAACCAGATCACCAGGTCGACTACTGGCATTGATTATTTGCCTGAGCATATCCGCCGGTTTCTCACACGGATGTTTACCCGGGTAGAACTGAACGGGTTTATGCATCCAGACATCGGTATAAGGCACGGAGACTGATACGGAGAAATAGCGCCGGAGAGATTTAAACTCATCCAGCAATTCAGAATATTTGCGATTCAGTGAATCATAAGATGCCACCAGCTGGTGGTGTGGTTGTTCCAGTTGTTGTTCCTGAAACTTCTCTGCCGCTATACGGGAAAACAGTGCCTGTAACTTCCGATAGTCAGCCTCATTCGGCAACTGCCACTGACTGGCACCAAACCAGTGGGAAACCATATTTTTCTTACCTGTGGCTTCGGCAATTTGTTTTGCCGTTATACCCAGTTCGGCACGAGCATCCCTGAAATACGATATCAGCGGTGCCATTATGTGCTGTTTGAGTTCCCTTTCTTTTGCCGCATAGCCGTCACTTTTGCCGCGATATGGCCCCTGGTAATGTTCAGCAAACAGAACGCGCTCTGTGGCAGGAAAATATGCGCGCAGACTTTCTTTATTACACCCATTCCAACGTCCGGACGGCTTCGCCCAGATGATATGGTTAAGCACGTTGAAACGTTCACGCATCATGATCTCAATATCAGATGCCAGGCGATGCCCACAGAACAGGTAAAGGCTTCCGGCAGGTTTTAACACCCGCCAGAACTGGGCCAGACAGTGGTCCAGCCACTTAAGGTAATCTTCGTCCCCTTTCCACTGATTGTCCCAGCCGTTGGGTTTCACCTTGAAGTACGGCGGATCGGTAACAATCAGGTCAATGGAATCATCAGGCAGGGACTGAATAAAATGCAGGCAATCAGCGTTGATTAAATCAACACTGTTTATTTTTACAGTATTTTTCATGGATCAGTAAGCGTAACTCTGGTAGGCTCACTCTGCTTTTGCGCTAAAGCAGTGGGCCGTGGTTCGCTTGTGACCAGTAAGCATGAGCGAATGGCTGGCAGGTGCTACCAACACCCACCAGCCGCCCATTTTCACAGCAGGAAACCGCCATTACTGGCAGCGTCTGAATTTATTCCCGTATCCGCCGTTATCCTTCGCCAGACCCGCCAGAACTAACTGAGTCAGTATTAACTGGCACCGGGCTTCGCTTACTCCGGTAGTTCTCGTCATCATGCGTGGCGTTACCCACTTGTCAGCAGGTAAGAAATGAAGGACTGCGGCGGCGGTTTCTGTCATATCTTGCTGTTTTAGCATGTCTTTTTCCCTTCTGGTTAACATGACATACCAATAACTCTTGTCTAAAAAGCCAGCAAGATAAAAGGTCAGTATTCACGACCACCAGCGTGTTTACTGTACTGCACCAAGTTTACAGGTACAAAAAAACCGCTCAGCGGCGGGTTTAAGTTGTGTGGCGAAGTAACCACTCTTAACAGCATATTTGATTTTTTACGATTGTAAACGGTTGATTATTCATCTCCAATAAAAATAATTGTGTAGGTATGCCCTTAACAATGGATAAGAAACATGAATAAAATGACTGTACTATTACTTAGCGCAACTATCATTTCAGGTTGTACTTCTTCCGTACCATTGATAAAAAAAACTCAATCAGGAAAACCTGAGGGGGTTTATCAAAATACGACAAAAGATAAAGTCAAAGATGCCCTTGTGAATTACTGCAATAGTAGAGGGTTGATAATTTACAACGCTGATAACAGCAGTGTTATATGTGGTAAAGAACTGGAAGGCGGGTCTGCTGTTTTTGGACAAATGTTAATCGGCAATGCCTATTCAACAACCCCGGTATCAAAAGTCAGATTTACTATCGCTCAAGTTAATAACGATACAAAAGTGTGGGCCGATATGTGGATGGAAACTCAAATGGCAATGGGGCAAGTACAACAAATGGCTATAACAGACAACGCAAGCAAAAACACTATCCAACAACGTCTTGATGAATTAAAACCTTAAGTAAATTAATTAAATAAAATGGGGAGAATAAATCGACTCCCCACACATTAAACTGATTCAATTACCCCCTCAATAAGAGGTCTTCTAACGATCCATCTCTAGCTCAATTTCTAACATCATTAACATGCCATCAACTACACCTTCAGCCTTTTGCAATAAACGCCCAACCCAGCAATCAGAACGCCCATGTTTACGGGCAAGCGCCATAAACGTCATACCACCTACATAATAATCCACTAATAAATCGTGCAAATCGCTGTTGTTCTTTTTCAGGCGAGCCATGCACCCACAAATGATCATCGCATCATCGTCACAACATTGCGGGCGGGATTTTACTTTTGAAGGGATTAGTCCTTTAAATCCTGCAGCAATAGACGACCAGGTGACATCCTCGTGATTATTTGCCACCCATGCCCCCCAACGTTCAAGAACCATTTGAATATCACGCATCAACGTTCTCCACAAAATCAGGCCAGCACGCCAATTGCCAGCGCACGATCGATAAAACGAAATATCAGCTCCAGCTGGGAGCCATACTTCTCTTCAAATGCCACGGTATCCGCATGCAGCTCGTCGTGATGCTTTCTGCACAAAGGCAACACAAAGAGGTCATGCGCTTTTGTACCCATTCCCCCCTGACCGTGGCCTATCAGGTGGTGGGGATCATCAGCAGGCTTTCCACAACATGCACACGGCTGTGTCTTAACCCAGCGTGTGTACTTTTCATTAACCCAGCGGCGACGTTTTGGGCGTAACATAAAAGACTCCGGCGACTCCGGATCCACTTTCAGCGCCAGCACCTTTTTCGCCTTATCCTGGATGATGCTGGTGGCAGGAACCGAAGGCACAAGGTCACTTTCCCGGGTGACAGACGGCACAACAGGCTTCGGTAATCTCAGTGCCTTACGGGCTGCACTTTCCGGTAAGGCATCCGCCAGGTCATTACGAATCAGCCACCAGCACAGTTCCGGCATTGTCACAACGTGACTGTCATCAAAACCGAGATCCCGACGCACAACAGACAACACCCAGCGGGCACAGTTATCCGTTGCCATTGATTCCAGCCGTTCCGTGAACTGATCGCGCAGCTGGTTATCGCAGTGCCAGCACAGACGGATTGCGCCCGGCGCGTGTCGCATTGTTGTCATGTTCTCGCTGTGCCAGTCGGAATGAGGCCACTGGCAGCCTTTTTCACGAAGTAACCAGCTTTCAAGACATTCCACGCCACCAGCACGACGGATCACTTCCTCATTGCGGAACACGGCCCGAACGGCAGGATCATCCGCCAGCGGTTGTGATGCCGCCGGAACGGCACCACTGGCGAAAGATGAATAACGTTCCGGCTCAGGCTCCAGCAGGACACGCCCCTGCATAAACAGGGGCATCAGCTCTGAACCTGGCCTGAACAATACGATCCCCATACGCGGGGCAATTTCAGGGGTCAGTAGTGCTCTCACGGTCACCTCAATGAACGGTATCGAGCAGCTTTAACAGCTCAGGGAATCGGGATTCGAAGAAATGCGGCTGCGTCTCGCGCGCATTTGCGGGACTGGTGATGTTCTTGCCGAACATGCAACCTTTCGCTGTCAGCGACCAGAATTTTTTGATGTTGTTAATCGCGGTACGGCTGTATCGTTCGCGTTGTTCAACGATCCCCAGCTTCGCCATCTGGTGATATGCCTGATTAGCCGTAAGGCGGATACCATACTGTTTCAGCAGTGCACTCAGCGACAGCGTAGGACGACTTGAGCCATCAGGCGCGTCAGCAGGAGCATCAATGGCATAGCGCGGTGCCAGATTCGGTAAGCCAACAGCCTCCTGGAGTTTCTGACAGGCACCAAGCACTGAAGAGTTAGACAGGTTTAATTCCCGGCGCATAAAGTCCAGCAGAATCACACCAGCCTGCATCTTGTCAGCAGCCTGTCCGGATAATTTTTCCGGTGCGCTGGTTACCATGTCGAAAGTACGGATCACCTTCAGATGGAATGACGGGCTGATCCACATTGCATAGGCATACACCAGTTCCTTGCAGACATACGTTCCCCGTTCATTTCCCCCATGAATCACACTCACCGGGTCAACACCCAAATTCTGGGTGTTGGTCAATTCATGAACAAGCTCAACAGTTTGTTGGCTGGAAAGAAACTTTCCTGGCTCCTTGGTTCTGGCATTTGCACCAGATGCTACTGCTGCGCGATGCAGATCGTTCAGGCTGTAACGCCCATAAGCATCACGACGAACTTCAATACCATCAATGACCATCAGATTATTCATACTTCGTTTCTCCTCTTAATCAGGCGGCTGCACCCGCCGGTTTCTCATACTTACTGATAGTGATCTCGACCTTCCCTTTCGGGATAACCGGTCCCCACTCCACCAGCATTCTTTTCACCTGTCTGTCGTCTTCCCACACACCCGCGTGGGTCAGGGCGTCAAACAGCGCCTTGTTATAGTTGTCCAGATCGCGGATCCGGTTATCCGGAGGAAACAACACGATCTCCACTGAAGCAGGTGCCGACGTTGGTTTCGGCAGACGACGTAACTGCTCAACTATTGCTGCGCACGCCGCGCTCTGAAATTTTCGCCCCGCCTCGCTTATCAGGCTCTTACCAGCAAATGCCCCTTTGTTGGGGTGTCGCCAGTACGTGTTCACACTGGGCGGGAAAGGCAGGATCAACTTCATACTTTCAGGCCCCTCTCATGTAACCAGTGGGCTGCACGCAGCCTGGCGTTCTCCTCACCGGCAAGCAGTGCGCGGATGATACCGACCGCTTCGCTGTCGTCGTCCTTCACTGCGGTATGAAGCGTTATCCCCCGGGCCACGCCACGCTTTATCGTGATGACGCCTTTTTTCTCCAGTGCGCGAAGATGCTCCACCGCTGCATTCACCGAACGGTATCCCAGCATGGTTGCCACCTCCTGATTGGTTGGCGGAAAGCCACGCTCTTGCTGGTAAGAAATCAGCATATCCAGCACCTGCTGCTGGCATTGAGTTAACGTCGTCATGCCGCCATCTCCCTGACAAGTTTTTCTGCCTGCTGGCGAACCTGCGCCAGAAACGCCTCACCACATGCCTCAAGTTCATCGCGCCCGATGTAGCTGATTGCCGGTCCCTTCCAGGTCTTGTCGAAAACAGCAATAGCACCAGCGAAGAAAGCGCCTGTCGGCACCTGCTTCTCATCCTTCGGGATAAACCAGGCAGGCAGTTCAAAACCAATACGCCCGCGAATAAAAGCAATATGGTCCGCATCTTCCGGCCACCACACTTCGCTGGTGGCAGCTTTGATCAGGAAAACATAGCGCCCGCCCTTATCACGCATGGCACTGGCATGTTTCATGATGTAACGCATGCCGGTGATGTATTGCCCCTCATGCTGACTGGCGCGGCTGTATGGGGGATTACCAAAGGCAGCACCTTTAAGCTCCGCAAGACGTTCTGACCAGTCATGCGCCAGCGCGTTGTCTTCCGCCGTGTAATACGCGGCACATTTGGCGTTATCACCGTCAGTGAACAGATCCAGAACAAACGGACCAAACAAGGTGTTAATTCCCCAGAAAATGTTGTCCGGCGTGCGCCACTGATCGCCCACTTCCTTCAGTTCATGGGCTGGTTTGTTCCGCAGTTCTACCAGCGCCTGGCAATATTTATTACTCATTAAGCCCCCACGTAAAAAGCATCCGCAATGTCTCCGGAAGTACAGCCCGGATGGGCTTCAATGAATTTCTGAACGTCATTTAACAGACTCATGATCACCCCCTGAATCCTGCCGGGATCTGGCTGTAGTCCACGTTGTCGTAACTGGCTTTGAAGTACGGGTCTTCACGTTTTTCTGTGTGCGTGCTGACGGACGGCGATAAGCGCAGGGAAAGCTCATCCCATTTTTCCCGCAACTTCGACGGGCTGAGCACGTTACGGCACCAGAACGGATCGCGGCTGACGCGGCTGTACATCTCGCAGATTTGTTTGTGAGTACGACCATCCTGCACACACATCAGGCGAATTTCGTTTGCCCATGCTGTCCAGTTCGGTTCTTTGGGACGAACCACCTCGCCGTCACATTCGGCGGCCTGCTCGTACAGGGCGATGATTTTTTTCCAGAGCCACTGTGCGCAGGTCAAATCATCCTGCGTTCCCCACTGGCGCTTTTTAGGGCTGAATACAACCGCATCAGGATGGCGAGTTAAAAACTCCTGTTCAGCCGTTTGCGTGTCCGGTTGCGAAGCGTCCGGACGAGAAGAGGTTTTATTCTCTGTAGTAATCTCTGTTGTATTCTCTGTAAGATCATTGGGCCATTTTGACCCGATGACAGCGTGTCGTTTTGAACCAATGGATCGTGTCATTTTGCGCCCATCCATCAGGTCACTTTGACCCGATGGAGAAGTGCATTTTGACCTGATGGATTCGTTCACTTTGACCTCTTCTAAAAGCTCACTTTCATAGTTGATCGTGTAGAAGTTGGTCATGTCACGCTTCGATTTATTGAGTTGCTCGCGTCGCAAAACCCCAAGTGATTTCAGGCTTGCAAATGTGCGTTTCAGAGTGGACTCTGACCAGAACGGAAACTGCTCCAGCCACTGTTCTGTCGTGTTATAAACCCAGCGAATTCCGCCATGCTCAGTGCCTGAATTCGTTTCATTCAGCCAGTAATGAAGCTGCTGCAACACAATTGCCTCATTCAGACCAATACGGCATGCAAGATCACGATTTATCACAATGGGCTGGGATGTCATTAACAGGCTCATGACCGACCTCTATTTCCCTGAATTTACGACGAAACTGTTCGAGCGGACTGAAGCATTCATGTTCATAGCCTTCACGGAGGTAGATAACCCGTTGTGTTTCCGGCTCCCAACGAATGACTCTGACGGGCACTCCGTAGTGATCTTTGAACCAGCGGTTAACTTGTCGCAAAGGACTGTCTCCTTCTGCCGGTTGAAATCACCCACAGCCCACTCTGCAAAGCTGTGGGTTACAATTTCCCTGTCACCTGGTACATTCACTGCATAGCAATACTCCACCTTCGCTTTTCCACCCGGTACAGGAAGCGCAATCAGTTGCGAGCGACGGTAGTGTGTTGTTAAACTGTTCATGCGTTAGTTTCTCCACAACCAGAAGCAATCGACGCCACGACGCCCGGAGCTGCACACTCGCGGGCGTTACTCTTTTCCGGCGCACAAAAAACACGAAATAACAGTGTTAAATGCTCCTGCCACTTCGCCATTACTTGGTAGCTGTTCTCTTCGATTTGCTCACGCTCAGCCTGGTCAATAACTCCATCAGCAGTTGCCTTGCGTAAGTACTGGGAATGCTTGCCAATCCATTCTATTGACTCCATCAGCCGCTGATTAATGTCACCATTGTCAATGTCATCAATGACCACCAGCGGCACAAACACCCCATTACTACGACGGGCTATTGCATCTGTTACATGCCTGGTACCACTGGCATCCTGTAAAACCATGGCCCACTCAAGTGGAAAAATTTGATCCCCACCGCTACGCAGTCTGTTATGCAATTGATCTTTTGCTGGGGTGATATCATCAGATTTATACAAACCAAGAATTTCTGCTGCTTCCTCATAGCCATGAGGTAAATCAGCAATCGTTCTTCGTATTGCTGCCACCAGCCATGCTGGTTGTTTATCAACTTTCCATTCAGGTTCTTTACCCACGGTTAATTCCTCATTTCTGTGGTGTTTTTATGCCGCAGCACTGTTAGTCTTTTGATATAAAGACACGTCAACTTTCAGTTTCCCGTTAGTAATTTTTTCTAACTGGTACGCTCGGCCTTCAGGAATAATCTCAGGCCACTCTGAAACAGACGGATGCTTAATACCTAGGGCTTCGGCGGTTTTACAAACTCCGCCGAAATAATTAATCACGTCGGATTTCCGCATTTCTGTCTCCCGTTAAATTACGTCAAGCAGGAATGTAGGATATCCAACATGCCAATGTCAAGAATCCTACATTGGCATGTGGTAGGATTGCCTACATGATGAACATGAGTGATCGTATTCGCCAAAGGCGAAAAGAACTGAACCTGACACAACAAGCACTGGCTGATTTGACTGGTGTGAACCGTGTCACGGTTACTGGATGGGAAAAGGACGACTACCAACCAAATGGAGCCAACCTTCAAGCCCTAGCCAACGCACTTAAATGCGATCCTCTGTGGCTTGTTAGCGGAAAAGGCTCGCCTGAACCAAAGATAAATCTAAAACCTGAAATATTCGCAGTTAAAAAAGTCCCCCTCATCTCGTGGGTTCAGGCGGGTTCATGGACAATGACGGAGCCTGGTGTCAGGAAAGAAGATGCTGAAGAGTGGGTTTATACTACCGCCCTTGTATCAGAAATGGCATTTGCACTACGGGTCCGTGGTGATTCAATGACCAATCCCCTCGGCTCACCATCGATACCAGAAGGTTCTATCGTTATCGTAGAGCCAGATATTATTGATACAGAGTGTATTAACGGAAAAATCGTTGTTGCCCATATCAATGGTGGGCAAGAAGCGACACTCAAAAAATTTGTTGAGGACTGGCCGAACAGGTATCTCGTCCCACTAAATCCTAACTATAAAACTATTGAATGCGGTGAGAACTGCAGAATAGTTGGTCTTGTCAAACAAGTAATAATGGATTTTTGACACATCTTCCTCACTATCGCAAAACCGGGGTATCCCCGGTTTTTTTATGAGCCTATCTTTTTATGTAGGATAACCAACATAAACTCTTGACACCTACATGTTGGATATCCTACATTTGTTTTTAGAGTTGTGGTGAATGCGCAGGCTGATGCGCGAAAGACATTGCAGCTATTGCGGAAAAGAGCTGTTCGGCGGGGCAATTAAACGCCCGTGAGAGTCTGAAATAACCGCAAGCCGGAGATCAGCACCGGTCACCACAACAGCCACTGCTTTGGCGGTACCAGTTTGTACACTTGCTTCCGGCTGGTACCGCTCTTTTTACAAAACAGAGAAGAGCATCACCGGACGACGGGCTCATAACCCAATCCATCCGGGCGGCAGTCACCGCAGGTGTTCTTCTCTGTTTTGTGGAGAAACCAACCGACCTTGCAGGGTCGATATGATGAGGAGCAGCAAAATGGCTAGCGAACACAGTACTGATGTGCAGGCATTTATCGGGGAGCTGGACGGCGGCGTATTTGAAACCAAAATCGGCGCAGTTCTCAGTGAAGTCGCTTCCGGTGTGATGAACACGAAAACCAAAGGTAAGGTCTCGCTCAACCTGGAAATCGAACCGTTTGATGAGAACCGTGTGAAAATAAAACACAAACTCTCATATGTTCGCCCGACTAACCGCGGGAAAATTTCCGAAGAAGACACCACCGAAACGCCGATGTATGTCAATCGCGGTGGTCGCCTGACTATTCTGCAGGAAGACCAGGGACAATTACTGACTCTTGCCGGTGAGCCTGACGGAAAACTCCGCGCAGCAGGTCATTAATATCGTTCTTAATTAACTGATTATTTATCTCATCATTGAATATCTTTATATAGTGAGGACTTATTATGTCTCAGAACTTAGACGCAACCGCAATTAATCAAATTCATGCCCTTATTTCTGCTCAGGGTGTTAATGAAATTATCAGTAAGATTGGTGCCGATGCTGTGGCATTGCCTGAGAATTTCCGCATTCATGATCTGGAAAAATTTAATTTAAATCGCTTCCGTTTCCGTGGTGCACTTTCCACTGCCAGCATCGATGATTTTACCCGTTATTCTAAAGATCTTGCAGATGAAGGCACCCGCTGCTTTATCGACGCCGATAATATGCGTGCCGTCAGTGTACTTAACCTGGGTACTATCGATGAACCAGGTCACGCAGATAACACCGCCACTCTCAAACTGAAAAAGACAGCACCGTTCTCTGCCCTGTTGTCTGTTAACGGCGAGCGTAACTCCCAGAAGTCACTGGCAGAATGGATTGAAGACTGGGCCGACTACCTTGTGGGCTTTGATGCTAATGGTGACGCCATTCAGGCAACCAAAGCGGCTGCGGCGATCCGTAAAATCACAATTGAAGCGAACCAGACAGCTGATTTTGAAGATAATGACTTCAGCGGCAAACGCTCCCTGATGGAGTCAGTCGAAGCGAAGACCAAAGACATTATGCCAGTGGCATTTGAATTTAAATGCGTTCCGTTTGAAGGCCTGAAAGAACGTCCGTTTAAATTACGCCTCAGCATTATCACTGGCGATCGTCCTGTACTGGTTCTGCGCATTATTCAGCTGGAAGCGGTGCAGGAAGAAATGGCTAACGAATTTCGTGATCTGCTTGTTGAGAAATTCAAAGACAGCAAAGTCGAAACCTTTATTGGTACTTTCACCGCCTGATTTCATTACTGCAAATGCCCCTGCGGGGGCATTTATGGAAACGTAATTAACTCAATAATCACCGGATGGTGAGAGCTTCCTTTTACCAGAATTCAGCGCGGTGCAGCGCATATACGTGGAGAACAAAATGTCATTTATTAAAACTTTTTCCGGGAAGCATTTTTATTATGACAAGATAAATAAAGACGACATCGTGATTAACGATATCGCAGTTTCCCTCTCAAATATCTGTCGCTTTGCAGGGCATCTTTCACACTTCTACAGCGTCGCCCAACATGCGGTGCTTTGCAGCCAGCTGGTACCGCAGGAGTTTGCTTTCGAAGCGTTAATGCATGATGCAACAGAAGCATATTGCCAGGACATCCCCGCGCCACTGAAACGACCTCTTCCTGACTATAAACGGATGGAAGAAAAAATAGACGCCGTAATCCGTGAGAAATACGGGTTACCTCCTGTTATGAGCACGCCAGTGAAATATGCCGATCTCATTATGCTGGCAACCGAACGCCGCGATCTCGGGCTTGATGATGGCTCTTTCTGGCCTGTACTGGAAGGCATCCCGGCAACAGAGATGTTCAAAGTTATTCCACTGTCACCAGGCCATGCCTACGGGATGTTTATGGAACGTTTTAACGAGTTATCGGAATTACGCAAATGTGCATAACTCATGTAGTTAGTTTTTCTGGCGGGAGAACATCTGCATATCTTGTTCACCTGATGGAAGAACAAAGAAAGGCTGGCAATAACGTCTGCTACATCTTTATGGATACCGGTTGCGAACATCCGCTGACATACCGCTTTATTCGGGAGGTTGTGAAGTTCTGGGGCATACCGCTAACTGTGTTGCAGGTCGATATAAATCCAGAGCTTGGGCAGCCAAATGGTTATACGGAATGGGAACCAAAGGATATTCAGACACGAATGCCGGTGCTTAAACCGTTTATGGACATGGTAAAAAAATATGGCACGCCATACATCGGCGGCGCGTTCTGCACTGACAGATTAAAACTCACCCCCTTCACAAAATACTGCGATGACCATTTCGGACGAGGGAATTACATCACATGGCTGGGTATTCGTGCAGACGAACCTCGTAGGCTGAAACCGAAATCGGGCGTCCGGTATCTTGCCGAGCTATCTGATTTTGATAACTCGGATGTTATCCGGTGGTGGCATAAACAACCTTTTGATTTGCAAATCCCGGAGCACCTCGGGAACTGTGTTTTCTGCATCAAAAAGTCCACGCAAAAGCTGGGGCTTGCATGTAAAGACGAACCTGGTCTGATGCGAGTTTTTAATGAGCTGGTTACAGGTAAACACGTCCGGGATGGTCACCGAAAGACAAATAAAGACGTTATGTACCGTGGTCATCTGAGCCTTGACGGGATTGCCAGAATGTATGCCGACAGCGACTACAGAAATTTGTATCAAGCGATGGTGCAAGCCAGGCGATTCGATACCGGCTCGTGTTCAGAGTCATGTGAAATCTGGGGTGATCAATTGGAATTGAAATTCGAAGAGGTGGTGGCATGACAATCGTAAAAACCCATACCGGCATTGTGATCACCAAAGACGGCCCGCAGGTAAAAAAACTTCACCAGACAGAGCGGATGTGGGTCGTCGGCAAAAACGAGTTTTACCACAAAGAAACCGGACGCCGCCACTTTGCAGAAAATACGCGCCTCCGACTACTGATCGACACCATCAAGCCTATCGAGGTGAAGCATGTTTAAACAGAACGAAAAATCTATCGCTCAAATTGCTGAGTATATCCCGCGTGCGTGCCGGGGTATGCAGTTGCAGGAAGCCAAAGCGCGCCTGGAGAAAAAAATTGCGCTCTATATCGATGACGGCTGTGATGCTGCCGTTCTTAACGCAGCGTTCGCGCCAGCTCTTAACAGTCATACGCGGGAGTCTTTTTTTTCGCGCATCGCAGCGCAGATCCGTAAAGGAGGCAACCAGTGAGCGAGATTAACTATCAGGCTCTGCGACTGGCGGCAGAAAATGCAACACCAGGCGAATGGTGTGCTGATGACTACCATGTAGTAATTGCCGATGCCGGACTGAACGCCAATTACTACATAGCATCATGCTCAGGACCAGATAATCGCGCCAATAAACGATTCATAGCCGCCGCCAATCCTGCCACCGTCTTGGCGCTGCTGGATGAGCTGGAAGCAGCAGAGAAGCGAAACGCTGAATTACAAAGCGAGAATGCATACATCCGCAACCGGTACAAAGAACTGGACCTATTAATCGGGAAAAACATTCTGGTCATGCAGGCTGCCATTATCGAATGGCAGGCAACTGGCGACGCTGAGAGCGGACTGGCATGGATTTATAACACACTGTTTGGCCCTGGCGAATTACCGGACGAATCTGAGAAAGATGCTCAGGCCTACTTTAATCGCAAATATGCACCGATTGACGAAAAGCTTATGGCGCTTCACAAGTGGTTTTGGGAACAAAGTGAAGCCGAGCGCGCCGCCGCCAACATTGGTGTGAAGGGGAAGTGAGATGAACGGACAAATCTCAATTGTTCGACCGGGAGCATGTGACGATTGCGAGATACGAATGATTATTCGTCTGGCGAGGGGGAAAACAATAACTGCTCTCATTACTCCTGAAAATCTCGCATTAGCATTAACAGGAAAGTCAGACCTGCCAGTAGAGCTAAAGCTGCGAAATGTTGAGATTAAGGTGAAATAGTTATGAATACTATTACCAAAGAATGGTTACAGAACACGATTACCGGAATTGAGTCGATAATAGACGATAAATCGTTTGTATGTAGTGAAATAGCATTCGAAATAGGTCAGGTTAACAACATACTTACCGCATTTAAAATTGCACTGGCATCGCTGGCAGCAGTATCGGATGAACGGGCAGCCTATGAATTATTTATGGAGAAGCGTTTCGGGGAATCTGTAGATCGCCGCAGGGCAAAAAATGGTGATAGAGAATACATGGCATGGGATATGGCGCTTGGCTGGATTATCTGGTGTCACCGCGCCGCCATGCTTCAGGGAGGCCAACCTGTAAACCAAACTTACAACTTGCCACAAACGCACTTTGAACAGGTTGCTGACCTTTACGAAATGCAATTTGAGGATGGACGCACTTGTACCTTTCACACTGATGCGCAAAAGGCTGTGCAATGGCTTCAGGCGTGCGACGGAAACAGGGTTCAGGAATACGTTAAGCTGGAACGATTGCAGAACGCACTGGCTGGCAACTATCCGGTAACTCCGGATGGTTGGATAAGCTGTAGTGATCGAATGCCTGAAAAGGGCCAGAACGTGCTTATTTCGGTGAATTTCGATAGCTCTCTGGTTGAACCGCTAATATGCTCCGCACGCTATACCGGAAGCACCTTTCGGAGAGGAGATGCAACGATTAAGCCGGGTAATGGTATTGAGCAAGCAACTCACTGGATGCCGCTACCGGAACCGCCGCAGGAGGTGAAGTGATGAACAACTTAATGATCGACCTTGAGACGATGGGGAAAAATAAGGATGCACCGATCGTTTCCATTGGCGCGGTGTTCTTCACTCCAGAAACCGGAGACATCGGACAAGAATTCTATACGGTTGTTAGCCTGGAAAGTGCTATGGGGCAAGGAGCTACACCTGACGGCGATACCATCCTGTGGTGGTTGAAACAAAGCCCTGAAGCACGAGCTGCAATCTGTATTGATGATACTTTGTCGATCAGCGATGCTCTCTCAGAACTAAATCATTTCATTAACCGGCACGCAGCCAATACGAAATATTTAAAAGTCTGGGGTAACGGGGCCACCTTCGACAACGTAATTTTACGTGGAGCTTACGAGCGAGCAGGACAAATCTGCCCGTGGGCGTACTGGAATGACCACGATGTACGCACGATCGTTACGCTTGGGCGTTCCATCGGATTCGACCCCAAAATGGACATGCCTTTCGATGGCGAACGGCACAACGCCCTGGCTGATGCCCGTCATCAGGCAAAATATGTTTCCGCTATCTGGCAGAAATTAATTCCTGCCACCAGCACAGAATTATGATTTTCCCGGGTGCAGCCGGTTTTGATGGAGAAAATTATGAACACCTTGTTTTTACTGATGGCTGAATTCAATACCCCAAACATTGAACTCTCAGCAGTTAGTCAAAAATACTTTGGTATGAGTCCAGCCACAGCAGAAGCAAAAGCAAACGCTTGTAAGTTGCCTGTACCTACATATCGCATCGGTACATCACAAAAAGCAAAACGTTGCATCAATATTCAGGATCTTGCGGAATACATAGACAAAAGACGAGAAGAAGGACGTATCGAGTGGGAACAGGTCAGAACAGGCAAACAGAAGGGCAAAGAACATCACTAAAGAAAAAACCCGCCTAAAGGCGGGTTTTCAAAAAGCACCAGCTATGATCATGCTGCTTTGCGACGACGAAGCTTACCCTGCTGCTCTTTACCAGAGACAGTAGCGTGAGTGAACGCATTAGGAGCAGCCTTCATCAGAACTTCAACAGCAGCACCCATACCTGCGAATGCTTTCATTGTGTCGAACTTAACCTGTGGCTTGGTTGCTTTTTGATCTTCCATAGAAAACTCCAGAAGCTATACCGAAACAATTCCTGTTGTTTACTCATCATCAATAGATGATACGCAATATTTATTTTTAAATTTAAGGTTCTTTGGCGTAACTTCATCAGATATATCAAAACCGTCCAGAATTCTATTGAATGTAGCTTCTGGCATATCATCATGAACGGAAATCTCACCCGATCGCTGCTTTCTAACCATGTTATCCACTCGCCAAATTATAGCTTCAGCGTAAACAACATAACTTGGATGCTTGATAAAGCGATGATCACCAGAATTCAAGACGCAAGACGGATCGTGGGGGACACCATCCTTGATACTAGAAATATTAACAACTAAAACACAATAACAATCGTTAACGGGGTAATAAACAGGATCATTACAAATCACATGAAGATGATTGCATGGCCCAGTTGGGGCAAGCACAGTTCCTTTCCTGTATGGCTGATAATCCGTCATGATAATTGCAAAGAAAATTCCTTAAGTTTCTGAGATTCTTCCATTTTGCCAATTATACGATTAGCCTCATCCTCGCTTTTACCCTCACTGATCAGCATTTCTTTCAGGTCTATAGGCTTACGAGAATTGCCAGGATTGTGCCACTCTGGACAAACGCTTTCTAAATGCGTCATGTTTGCGAGATCAAATCGGTTCATATGCCCATACAGAGAATAGATTTCATCTAAAATCCGGATATCTGCACGGCTCAACTCATCAAAGACCTCGTCTGCATCCATTTCCCTCGGATCTGAACGCAACAACACATCATGCCCGTTCGTCTCTATCAGGTTGTACCAGTAGTCACCAATACCTTCAGCCTTACCACGAATCAAGTTCAGCGTATTCGACATGACTGGACCAAATTTCATAGAGTAAAGGCTATCTTCGCCGATCATCCTGCCATGCTTCAAAATCGACTTGCGGTTAGACAGATAGAGCAGCTTCATCAATTTCAGATATGCCATGCGCCCACCTCGCTTAAGAAGTAGGTATGCAGCCATTTGAGCTACTTTTTCTTCGCAAAACAT